CTGACCCCCGATAAATGGGTCAAGGTGGAGACGAGTTGGGACTTCGGTTGCTGGGATAGCCACTTTAACATCAAATTGTAAATATGAATTTTTCCCATCTAAAAATTTTATTGTGGGAGGAATTTCGAAATCTACACGACGACCGGTTTGACCCGCTGTTCCGGTGTAGCTCTGTCCGTTGGTGGAAGGGACTGAAACTTGGGTTTGGGAAACTTTAATTTTTTCATCATTCGACCAATAAGAACTCATTTTATAATTATAATATATAAAATAAATAATAAAAAAAAAAAATAAAAAACAATAAAAAATATTTTAATTTTAAAAAAAAAATTATTCTGTTCTTCCAGTTGCCGTTTCTTGTTGTGCCGAGGCTACTTCACCTCTTCTTTGACTTGTGATGTCATCATCCGTTTTTTCTTTGGTTTCATCTGTCTCTTCTAAATCACCGTAGGTTTCTAAGGCCGCACCGCCGAGAGCAAGTCCAGCCCCCGCCGCCTCAATAGATAATCCAAGCGGCCCCGTCCAAGCTGTCAGTACCCCCGCGACTTCTAAACCCGAGCCAACAATATTCATTATATTTCCAGCTCGTGAATAATTATTTGAGCCGAATGTATCAGCCAGAGAAGCTCCTTTTGATGCTCTGTCAATATCTTGGAAAACATCAATCGCCCCACCAATTCCAGCGACAGCGGATTTTCCAACGGTCTTTGCCGCCCCTTTGAGTGCCGCCGCCCCTCCCTTCTCCGCGGCTTCCTCCAACGTCTTGCGTGCGGCTACCGAACCGCCTACCTCGGCAACCCCTTCGGCCGCTTCACCAGAAGCTCCCGCCACATCAGCCGTGGTTTGTTCTGCTGTGTATAGTTCAGTTCCCGCGGCTTCCGCGGCACTATCCGCTCGTGCCGCATCAACTGTTACTTGGCTCGGTGCCTCAACTCCAATCAATCCAGCGTCTATGTCGGCTTGTCCTCCCCTTAAAAGTGATTCAGCCCCCACACCAAATCTTGATATGTCACCGACACTATCTGCCCCCTCTTCTAATCCTTCGGCGGCTGTTTGGAATGTACGCCTATCAACAATATCAGCCCCCGCCACCGGGGCTCGTTCTTGTCCCGCTTCTTTCGCCATTCTTTCTCCAAGGGATGTTGCGACTTCTTTACCGGCTCCAAGTGCTTTTTTTGCGTTCTTAGCGAGGTCTAATTTAGACACAACTTTCCCACCAGCAGTTCCAATTGATAAAATGTTCTTTTGTAATTTAGCCGAATTATCTTCATCAACTTCTAAATTGGCCTCGTCTAATTGTGACGCGATAGTATTATTAAAATTAGTTGTATCTCTGTTTAATTGTCTCGCAAGTGACGTTTGAGAATTTGCTTGACCGATAGAAGCTCCCGTTCCGTATAAATCCATTTTATATTAATAATATATAATTTAATTAAATTAAAAAATAATTAAAATAATTTTTTATTTACCTAATAATTTTTTATTTACCTATTTTTTTTTGAGCCCGTTCGTGAGCCGATTTGAAAGTTGAGCCCGCCATCATATCTTTTCTCATCATCGCCATATGTTTTTTAGTATGATGAGCCGAGTGTTTTTTTAATCTTTTCTCTTGTGCTTCTGTTAATTTTTTATTTGTTTTTGGTGGTGGTTTCATTTGTGAGCCGTACATTATTTAATTTAATTAAATAAAATAATTTTAGAATCAAAATAATTTTTTATCACCTTCTCCAATTTTTGTTTCAAATCTAATGTAAGCCGTGGCCGGATTTGTCTGCATATCTAAATATAAAAATGAATATGGTTGGTCGTTGATAGCTTTATTATATAATTCCATAAATATGTTTGGGAATAAATCACCGTATTCTTCATTTAATTTTTCTAATTCTTTCGCGTTTTGTTGTTTCATAATAACAACATCCGTCGCATTATTACGAATTAACCCACTAACAGCACGAAATGATTGTGTAGTAAATGCTAATAGACCTATCCCGTAATGTCTAAACCTTGTCGCTAAAAATGACACAGCATTTGATTTTTTAAAATCTTTTGTTAAAATATCATCAAGAACCATCGCCACGGATGGTCTCTCAAAATCCTCTAATTTCTTTTGACTCTCAATTAAATCTGTTATCATCTCATCATTATAATGGTCTTCACAATCAAAAAATTTATTTAATAATTTACCTTTTGGGTCTGCATTCAAAGTGTTTGAAATAATTTTTACAATATCAAATTTATCTTTATACATATCGGGGTTACATAATAAATTAACGAGTAAATTTGACTTGCCTTGTTTTACCGAGCCAACAATTAAAAGTAATGATGGGGGCTGTGGAAGATGGGGGTGAATATCAGCAAATTTATCATCGGGGTCGGGGTCTTTCACTTTAAAAACTTTTGGTGGTGGTCTTTCCATATTTTATTATTATAATATAATATTTATTTTTTAATCCAAAAATAAACTAAATATTAAATCTTCGGGGATTCTATATCTATCAAGTTTAGTTGTACCGGCGTTAATTTGTCCTTCAACTTTCTCTTTCCTTTTATCATATCCACCATCACACGATGATTTATGTATATATTTCTTTTTTTTCTCTCCTACTGTATGAACGTCATTCGCCACATTTTTTTTGTGTTTCATTCTCATTTCTTTTGTATTACATAACACTTTTTTACCATCTATCATTTCATAGCCATTTCCTAAAACTTTTTTATGTTGTGATAAAATCATATTCCCACAAGCTCCGCTCCCATCACATAACCGTGTCGCCCATTCTTCTTTATTAGTCCAAATTCTTGTTCTTTTCTTATAACCCCAATCGCTAAACATACAATAATCACAATCATAAAAAGGAATATTTTTCATTATTTCTCTATTATTTAATTTTCCAGTTTGTGGATTTTCTACAAACCACCAATAAGGATTAAAATATTTTATTATCTCAAAAGTTTTTAAAATTAATTTATCAGCTTCATCCATATCTTTTTCCATAATTTCTTTTGTGAAAAGAATACCATTCCCCTTTTTTCTTCCCAACCAACAAGACTGTAAATTGGAGTAAGACGTACAAGGTGGAGAAGCCCAAACAATATCAAAATCATCTTTGGAATATTGTTTATAATCAAATTTCATTATATCACATTCGTGAGTTGCTGGTAATAATAAATCAACAGATACAACATCCCAACCGAGAGACTCACAACATTTACCAACAGAACCAGTTCCCGAAAATAATTCAAGAACTTTCATTTTATATTTATATTATTACAAATATAAAATTAAATAAAAATAAACTTAAATTTACCACCACGAATTGTTTTCTTTTTCTTTCTTTTTTGTAATATATTCTTTTATAATTGATAAATCGGCTTTGATATAAATAACCTCGGTTTTTATTGTGTTTATATCCTTCCTTATAAAATCGATTTGATTTTGTAATTCTTGAATAGGTTTGGGGTTGTCGGGCATCTATATGTTAAAAAAATATTTTAAATTGATAAAGAAAAAAAAAATAAATATATATAAATAATAATGTCTCTTAGAATGGAGGAATTTAATATTAATGAGCTCGCGGGAGCTACTGGTTTGATTCTTGGGGCTGTTTCTGGAATTCTTGTCGTAATATTTAAATCAAGATGTTATTGTAAATTTAGAATTGGATGTAGTGATAAATTCAATTTGTGTATGTGTGAAAGAAAACCACCTCCGGATGTTAAAGATAGTGAAGAAGAAGATAATGATAAATCTAATCAAAAAGATAAAAATAAATCTACAACCAAAAAAAAGATAGATAGAACATCAAAAGAAAAACAAAAAGAACCCGAACCCGAGCCGGAACCCGAGATAGAGAATTTACTTTAATATTAAATCTATTTTTAAAAAGTGGTAAATAATCAAAAAGTGGTTGGGCTGGAAACCAAAAAAAAAAGTGAAAAGGCAAGTGTGTTTATTTTTTAAAAACAGAGTTCCAGCCCAACCACTTTTTGATTATTTACCACTTTTTAGAATTATAAATAGAATTAAAAAAAGAATCTAATTTATAATAAATAATAATATTTTTTTATTATTTGTAGAGATTTTTTTTATATTTTATATTAATAAATAATGGATTTTTTACCAGAAGTTAAAATGGATTTCATCCCCAGCGATGATGAAGATGAAAAAGAGATTGAGACAATTGAAGAATTTAATGAAGATAAAGATAAATCACAAGAAGAAATACAAGAAAAAAATGATGATGACTTAATTGAGGAGGTTGTACCCAAAGCTAAATCGAAAAGAGATGATATGAATATAAATGAAATATTCAGCGGCTTACCAGCGAGTGAAGTTAAACTAACAAAGAAAGGAAAGCCGAGAAAGAAGCGACCACCTATGACAGAAGAACACAAAGAAAAATTAAAGATGGCGAGAGAAAAAGCTATGTTAGCAAGAAAAAATAATGCGAAAGAAAGAAAAGAAAACAAACAATTGGAAAAAGAAGAAAAAGAATTATTAAAAAAA